CATTATACCCTATTGCATGGTCCTGAGTTTATCAGGGATCAAGGTGTGGTAACTTATTATGTTACGATGAGTTATTGGAAGATGTGCTAACGCACATCTGTTATTTCGCTTGCTTCGCAAGCTCATAACATTTTTTTCTTTTACCCAGGATCAGTGTGAGGAGATTTATTGAGGCTTATTGAAGCTACCAGGGCTGCTACACCCTCTTCGTAGATCCTGCCATACTTCGCCCGGTAAAGGGCGAAGCAATGGTAACTCTTCGTGAGTCGCTTACCAGTCAATACGAAGCATATGCAGAGGCGGTTGGCCGGTACCCCCAGCTTCTTCTTCGGTCTCAGAACCAACTGCGAGGAAGAAATGCGTAACACTGACGCACCTGGTCCTGCTCTCTGACTGGAGAGCGGCTGGGAAAGACACCAACGGGATGTCGCACAACGGTATTGACTGCGTTGTGCAACTTATCGGTGGTTGTATCTTTTTCACAGAGCCACCTTCATTTAACTTATAAAAGTCTTGATTTGTAACACGCAAGCTCTGACGGCTGTGTTTCAAGCAATCTCAATGCGAGTCGAGCAGCCTCGACCAAACAGCGTTACTATGATGAGGATTAGTTGTTAGGAGATGGTCTCGAGAGTTCTCTGATCACGTCCTGATTGAGTTCCATGAATGTTTTTAGATCTGAAAAAAACCAAGTTCCGTGACGCTGTGATTTATAATGGGTTCCATGAGGGGGTAATTTGAGAGTTTGCTGTGCCCTGGTGGCTATATATGTACCTTGACGAGTGAATTTCATAAACAACACTGTGAAGTCGCCAGGGTCAGCCACCTCCATGGACTGTTCGATCCAGCTGTCCAATTGTTTATTAGTTGTTCCTGACAGTATTTGATGAAATGAAAAGTCTCGATAGCTCTTGCACTCGATATTTAGTCGCTCAAAGCCAGTGCCAGGTATAATGTCACCCTTGAACGAGCGAACCTGGCCTTCGCTTAGAATTTGTTTGCGATGCGAATTGGTTCCACCAATATATGCGCCACTGCCAGGCGACCGCATGAAATTGGTTCCATACGTTTCTGACAGCATCAGAGCGATTTCTCGCTCCCAGGAGTTACCTTTGGCTCGTTGTGGACTGGGCATCAAACATAGTTATGTCTGCTCCTGCAGGTATTGAGTAAAACCATTTTCTTTCACCACTTTGAGCACATTGTTGACTCGACTGGCCAGTTCGTCCTTGTGACTGATCAGCCACACACTACGCTGACGGTCTCGAGCCATGTGTTTCAGGATGCTCATGGCGTTTTCCACACCCGAACTGTCCATTCCGTTATCGATCATCTCGTCAATAAACATCAGATTCACTGGGTGATACAAGCTCTCCCAGACATCTCTGAAACTCCAGCTCAGACTCAATATCAGACGATTGCGCTCTCCCCGGGACAAATTGTCAAAATCTAATTCACGCCCCAGTTCCTCAATTTGCACACTCAGGTCGCTCTGAAAAGTCACACGATGAGGCAATCCCATCTTGTACAAATAGTAGCTGAGCCGCTGATTCAGATAGGACAGATTTTGATCAATGATCTTTTTTCTGACAAAGCTGTCTTTGTTGGTGAGTAACTTGAGCAAGAACTCCTGGTGTTCCTGTACTCGCTTCAGAGTATTCATGGTGTCGTAACAGATTTCCTCCAGAGCCTGTGTGCTCATCTCGATTATCTGTTCCTGATAGGGGTCAGTTTCTGATTGCTTGGACATCAGCTGACTCTGCAGGGCCTGCAGATTGATACGATGTTCAGTGGCTGTTTCGCGATCAGGATAAAAAGTTTCAGATGGCTCAGACACCACCGTCTGATGGACCAGCCCCAGATCCAGCTGATGGATTTCTGATTCCAGCTGCTGAACAGTTTGCTGACTTTCAGCAATAGCAGCAGTTTTGTCAGCAGTGGCCTGTGCTAGATTTTTTACTGGCTGCCCACAGGTGTAGCACTGATTGTTTTGCAAACTCAGCAGTTCCCGCTCCAGCCGATCAAACAACAGGATTTCCTTCTGCAGAACAGACACTTTCTGTGCCAGAGTTTGCGATATCTGATGGTGGGTTTGCTGATAGGCTCTGAACTCACGCCATTGTTCATGCAACACAATTTCCTGCTCAATATCAATCTGATTCAGCTGATCAATCACCAGTTGCATCTGTGCAACATCCTCATGATGTTTTTCCTGCCACATGCGCTGACGCCGTTGGCAATTCAGAATCTGTTCCTGAATTCTGGAATTGGCACTGGTTGCTGCTCGGATACGATGTTCTTCCTGAGAGGCCAGATCCCGAGTGATTCGCATCTGTTCTCGCAGACGATCGGCCTTCTCACTCAGCAGTGTGATACCCAATAACTGTTCGATGATCATGCGCTGATCATTGGCTTTCAGACTCAGGAACGGCTCGGTATAGGTGTTCAGTGCCACCAGATGACGGAACATGTCGTGAGTCATGCCCAGTAGTTCGTCAATGGCGTGCTGAGTTTCTCGACTGTCGCCCTGTGCCTCGTCATTGGCAGCCAGCTCTTCACTGTCGATAAAGAACTTGAAGATGTTGGGCTTGCGGCCACGCTCCACCCGATAGTGCTTGCTGTTGACTTCGAAATCCACAGTGACCAGCAGACCTTTGCCATTGGTTTTGTTGATGAGATTTTCTTTGCGTATATTGGTCAGGGCTTGGCCATACAGCGCATAACTCAGGGCGTTGAGTATTGCAGTTTTTCCCACGCCATTTCTGGATCCTGAGTCGTCACCACCCAGATCTATATTTTCACCCAATACCAATGTTAAATCTTGTGTGTCAAATTTAACTGACTGAGTGGCGTTTCCCACTGATAAAAAATTTTTAGCCGTGACTGATTTTATTTTGAACATGGTTATAGGTTCCGGTATATATCCAGCAACATGTTGTTATCGTAACTGTCACTGCTGATGTTTATGATCTGTGAGTTCACGATCTGATCCACACTTTCAAACTCCACGTTGATGTTGGCATTATCGTCAGTGAGTGCATCCTGCTTACGAGATATCAGACTGAGTTCTCGCAAACGGTAAGTTTCCACAAAATTTTCCTTGATGAACGTGGCTTCCTCATAGCTGATATCCACATCCAGATTCAGCCTGACATAGCTGTTGGGCATCAGATGTTTTTGGGGTTCAGCAATGATTTCGCTGATGTTGAACACCCGATAACGTGGAGTATCAGGCCACTGATGGAACTCAGGTTCAGCACCCCAATTCAGTATCATACAGCCACGCTGGTCATCGCCAGCATCGCTGAAGTTATGAGGGAAACAATTGCCCATGTACCAGATGTTTTCCTGCTGCTGACGCTTGTGAAAATGTCCTGAAAAAACCTGTTCCACACCCTGCAGATATTCTGTTTTGACATCACCAACATCAGGCATTCTGACCATGCTGTTCATCAGAAAGTTGGGCAACTCAAAGTGCCCAAACATGTATTGTCCCTGGCATTGACTGAGTTTTTGATACTCGTCGCCCACCAGCCAGGGCACAAATACACAGTCACCCTGGTTGTAAAAATCATTGATGATTTCCACATTGGGGATATTGCGAGCCCAGCTCACACTGTGAACAGATCTGGAATCTCTAAAATAACAATCATGATTGCCTGGTATCAAAATGGTTTGTTTAAATGCATTACCCAGCAACTCCAGCCCCTGCTGTGCATAATTTAGAGTTTTGATATTGATATTATTTCGATTATTGAAATAATCACCCAGAAACAAGCAACTGTCACATTGGTGTTGTTGACCCAGTTCCACTGCCCACTTGGTAAAATTCAAACAGTCATCGTTGTGTTGATCACTGTTTGATTTCAACCCATAGTGAATATCAGTGAAAATCATGGCTCTCTTGAATAGATTTTTCATTTATTGACTTATACGAACTCACTATATTATAACTGATATCTGAACAAATGTAAATCAGAATGGCCAGAAACCTGTGTGGAAAGTCGCTGAGATCAGTAGGCTGCCAGGAATAGTTATAATCCGGGTATCACTGTTGTCCTGGCTGTTTACCCTTGGGCGCCGGACAGGATTGCGTCCACGCACAATATACCACCAGTATGGGTATGAGCAGAGGCCATGCCCATAGCATCAGCAATAAACCGCACAATGATACCACCACCAGATTCTGCATAACAACTCCTTGGCTGGCCAGCTCAGTCAGGATAAAACCCCTGGGGTCCGGGCTCTGCCAGCCCAGTCCCTCCCAGCTGGGTATTTACCCTCCACAGGACCACCTGCTAGCAGAATCAGTCAGATTATATCAGCGGTTATCTGGGTGTCCTGGACCTGGAGCCCTGCAGCCATAAAAACATCTGCAACACTGTGGCTCAGCTGTTGGACTGGAACTCCGGTGGTGAAAACAAAAACCAGTGCTATCCTGATCAAAATACCATACTGAACATAACAGGATCCTGGTTAGATGTCCCGACTGCTGGCCCATTTCATCTGACGACTGAAGCTGGGAGTTAGTCCATGCTTTTCCAGAATGTCATCACGCAGGTCCTGGTTGCGTTTCTCTATGTTTAGTATCCGGGTAAAACTGTTGGTTAACGTGGCAGTGAAATAACTGAATGGATTGGCACTCTTGCTTTCATCAAACTGCAACCCAATCTGACTCAGCTGAACCAGTGCAGCTCCACGCATCTCTTCATTGTAGGTATAACCACGCCAGTTGCTGCGAGTAGCATAGCGTTCGCACAACTTCAGAAACATCAGCGCCAGGTTCTCAGTCATCCTGCCATGGCTCTTGCTGAATTCCCCAGTGTCCAGCTGGCCACACCAGTGACTCTTGCCCACGCACCAGGGTTTTTCGTCGGCATCCATCCGATAGTGATGGAATGAAGGAAAATTTACTCTGATATGAGAGGGATTTGGTGCAGTCATAATCAGTTTTTCAGCATCCTCGTCCAGTTCATCCTGCTCGGTTTCAATCTCGATGTCTTCAATCAGTTTCTTGGCCCGGCTTTTGCTACTGGGTTTGGCAGGTTTGGGGGGAGCCAGGGGAATATGCGCCCAGGTCATAACCCTGAACACCAGATCAGTGATGGGGATGTTCAGTGGATCAGTTTCCTGTCCGGTTTCTTTTCTGATGCGGTCAGCACGAATGGTTTGTGCAGCCAGGATATTTTGGGTAATATTGTGGACATCGTGCAAGATAATGTCATATTGATGGTCCTGCACTGGATCTCTAAAGCTGCAAAAGCTGTTTTTGCTCTGATGAATTTCTCTGAGCATGTCTCGGTTATTTAGGTAGTTGATTTTAGCCATGAGATATATACATATATTTTAGCATAGATAAATAACTAAGTAAAGGATTTTTAACATGGCTGAACCACAAAACACGTCCAACACTCCGCCGGCAACAGACTCACAGTCTACAACATCCAGACCAACTGTATATACTCATAAAATTCGTATATCACTCCCTCCACTAGCTGGTAAGATATTTTATAATGATGAAACCAATGTGTTATTGGCGCCTCTGAGACTCACACAGGGATTTCTGTTTCCCATTCAGCCTGCAGTTTCTGTGGGATACGATGCCAAATACCAGGAACTAGCACCCACTCATAGTAATTTTCCCTACCAGATGTATCAGAGCAGCAGCATTAAACCTATATCGCTCACTGGTGATTTTGTGATCAGAAATCAGTATGATGCACAGTATGTGAACGCTGGCATCCATTTTTTGAAGTCACTGACCAGAATGTTCAATTATCGCGATGGTGAATATGCCGGAGCACCACCACATGTGGTCAGGCTGCACGGCATGGGATTCACCGCATTTGACAGCCTGCCCTGCGTGCTCACAGATGTTACTATAAATTACCCAGAGTCAGTGGATCATATTACTTTTCAGATCAACAGAAAAAGTGATTATTTCAAATACGAAACAGCCAGAATCCCAGTATTTTTGACCATAAGTGTTTCACTAACGCCAGTGTTTAGTCGTGATTTTATCACTAATAAATACACCACTACTGGATTCAGTACTGGACAAGTGCGTTTGCTGGGTCCTGGTCCTGGTCCTAGTCCTGGTCCTTTTGTCTCTACCACCACCGGCGCCTTTCGCGCCGGCCTCATTCCCATCACTGGAATCAAAGTCGAGGCCGCCAATGCCGCCGCTACCACTAAGGACAAGAGCGCCAAACCCAGTTTGATAAATTCAGCAATTTCCCGAGTGGGGAATTTAGTCAAAAAAATTCCTGGTAAGTTGCCTTTGGTAGGAACCCTGATACCCAGTGCGTTAAGCTCAGTCACACAGGCTGCTGTGGGCAAACTGGTGTCACTGGCAGGGCAACAATCTGGCGTGGCTAAGAAACTCACCAGTGGGCTGACTGTGGTGGGAAAGTATATAAAATAAGGCGGTGATCCGTGAAATATTCCAAAACAAGTCCCTATTATCAGACACCAAATTCAGCCAACGGCAAGTACCTGGATCAGCATGTGACCAGAAATATCCCAGCATCTGCTAATGATATGGTTTACGAGATAGCATCAAAATATGACAGGCGACCAGATCTGCTGGCCCATGACATCTATGGCAACAGCTTTCTGTGGTGGGTATTTGCTGACCGAAATCCCAACACACTGCTGGATCCTGTGGGGGATTTCCGCGCAGGGGTAACTATCAGTGTACCAGACAAAAGCAGATTGATTTCTGCTTTGGGACTGTAGGTAAAATATGGCCAATGAAACATTAGACCAAGTCAAAGCACTAGCTCAACCCACTGCTGCTCAGGCAACCCTATCAAATCCGCAGAATCCACAAGCCCTGCCTGCCGCTGCTGGTGCCCAAACGCCAGCAGCGGTTGCCGCTGCTGGCGCCAAGTCAGTATCTGAGGATCAATCAGCACCTTCAGCCTCATCAGTGGCCACCTCCAGCAGTGCCAATCAGCAGTCTGCAGGTTCAACTGCTGTTAGCAAAGTCAGACCCAATGCACTGAGTAATCTGGCCAGCTACAATTATATCATTGAACTGCAAGCCACTGACATGCAGGGTTTGGTCAATTTACAGCAAACAGAAGAATACCAGGCTGCAGACTGGGTCACACTGATTAGTTCATCAGGCGGTGTTGGTGGTGCAGGAATATTGAGAAACAATGATGGGTCTGATCCCAGACAATGGTTCAAAAAAGAATACTATCTGGATGATTTGGAATTTATCAGCATTGTGGGAGTCAACAGCAATGCCAGAGCCAGTGCTGACACTGAAGTGATTTTTAACATAACAGAACCCTATGGCATCAACTTTGTACAGGAACTCTGGGAATTCAATACCGAATCATTAAAACAGCCAAACTGGACTGAAACCTGCTATCTGATCAGAATTACTTTCAAAGGTTATACTGATCAGGGTCGACTGGAACAGCTGAATATTGTGAAATATCTACCTTTGAAAATTTGCAGTATCGACATCAAACTAACAAGTGCAGGCAGTGTGTACAGTCTAAAAGCAGTGCCATTCAACAGTCAGGGTAATGACAAACGATACGGTGTTTTACAAAAAGGCATTCAGTGTGAAGGAAAAACCCTGTATGATATCATACTGGGCATCGATGGTGCCATAGATCTTTCGAAGCAAGATAATAGAGTATCGCTGAATCCTTTGACTCTGATTGAAAAACCTGCCAACTTGAAGTATGCTCTGAACAGGGAGTCCCAGGTGGAAGCCCAGGGTAGCAAAACCGCTAACTCTGTGCCAGCCTATCCCACTGAGTATGATTTTGATTTTATCAACGACCTGGGCTTGGCTATAGGTAAAGCACTGGTAAGTAAGTCTGATGAAATCAATCCCAAAGACACCAGCATGAATTTGCCCACAGATACCCAGGAAGCTCAGGTGCTGAAAAATCTCAACAGCTACCAGTTGTTGGGGCAGCGCAACAGTTCAGATATCAAGATCAATATAGACAATCAGAAAGTAAATTTCAACGCTGGCCAGATTGTGGAAATTTTGACTCAATTGATAGTCAACAGCACCTATATTACCAACCAGGTCAAAGAGTTCAGAGAAAATTACCAAGCGGCTCTGGCAGAAACCAATGCTGAAGCCAGAAAAGCCAAGCTCAGTCTGCTGAAAAAGCCTTTCAACTGGTTTCGTGTTGTGCCCAAGATCTATAACACTGGCAAATACGACCAGTCTGGTAACCTGGATCAAAAAAGAGTAGTCTTTTTGATCACTGGATATGAAATTCAAAATCCCAAAGGCGTAGGGGGTCAACAGGTACCATCTGTTAAAACAGTTGATATTGACAAAGAAGTAGTCAAAGAATACTTCTATTTCTTCACTGGCAACAATACCGAAATAATCAATCTGGATATCCAGCTGAATACCAGTTATTTCAACTACAGGCCCAGAAATGCCAACATTTATTCACAAGCCACGGGCGTCAAACCCCAGGCACCCGATCAGGCAGCTGCAGGCACCAACATAAACACCAACGTGACCCAAGTGGTCAAAGACCCGCTCAATGCTGCTATTACCACCGTGGCTGCTCCCAAAAATGAAAGGCCCAGTATTGGTATGGGAACCACCACTGCGGATCGCAACATAGCTGGACAGGTAACCAGTGCTTTGTATAGTAATGTTGATCAGTTGAGTGTCAACATGGAGATACTGGGAGATCCTGATCTAATCAAACAGGATGGAGTTTTTAAAACTGCTGTGGATGATGGGGATGAAGTTCCAGTTTCTTTTGATAATCGTGAAAGATATGTCAGAGTGTTTTTCGCCAACCCTCGTGATATTGATGATCAAACTGGCACCATAGACCGTGTGGGTGCTCAGGACCAGAATGCAGTATTCAATGGATTATACAAAATTTTGGAAATACGCAGTAATTTCAAACAGGGCAAGTTTACTCAACAACTGGGATTGTTGAGGTCAGTGAGCGATCCTGCGGATCAACCAGCAGAAATAGCCAAAGTACAGGATGCAGCAGCTCAGAGTGGACTTTTTAATCCGCCGTTGCTACCCAGTATTTACGATCTACCCGATATCAAAAATATCAAGCCTGTGGTGGGTGTGGGAAACCTATTTGGTAACTTCCCGCCACCACCACTCAGATAGACTAAACGACGAGGTAAAAACATGCCCAAAGCAGCACCCAGCCTGAGAGCAGGCAAACAACCCGAATGGTCACAAAATAGCACTGGTCTGGTGCAAAATCCTGGTCCCTATATCGGTATTGTGAAATGGAATGGTGACCCCACTCGCAGTGGTCGATTGCAGGTTTTTATTCCTGCACTGGGAGCCAGTGATCCTGATGATACTGCACACTGGTACACAGTGAGTTATGCTAGCCCATTCAGAGGTAAAACTCAGGGCAAAGTGGAATCTTTTGGTGAGTATATACAACAACAAGTGAACGTGGATGCAGGCCCTGAAGAGGAAAATAGCTTTCAGAGTTACGGCATGTGGTTTGTACCCCCGGACCTGGGGGTCAGAGTTCTGTGTTTGTTTCTGGACGGCGACCCAGCCCAGGGTTACTGGTTTGCCTGCATAAATGACGGCTTTGACAGTCACATGACCCCGGGTATAGGCAGCGCCAACAGTGGAGTTTATGTTTGGGATCCTGATGAACTTCGCACACATCAGCGACTCAGGGACTATATTGAGCTGGCTTCCAGGGAAATCCCCAGCAGGTTGCCGGTGAGTGAACCCATATTTTCCGCACAGACAGATCAGGATGGTAAATCCAAACTGGATATAGACGCAGTAAAAAAGTTTCCACACGTCTATCAGAGCATGGTGCTGGGCAAGCAGGGTCTGGCTTTTGATTTTGTTCGGGGCAGTGTAAGCAGCAGCAGCGTGCGTGAAAGCCCCAGTCAGGTGTTTGGTATCAGCACTCCGGGCCGCTTGTGGAACATGAGCGATGAAAAGAAGAGTCGGGAGTTTTTATCTGGTGGCGCCGCAGATGATCTTCTGAAAAATTTCCGCGCTGGTGGACACCAATTTGTCATGGATGATGGAACCACAGAGGGTCTGGATCAGTTTATCAGAATCAGAACCAGCAAAGGCAACCAGATTCTGCTGGATGACACCAATGAGCAGATCTACATAGTCAATGCTGGTGGTACAGCCTGGATTGAAATGACACCCAGTGGCAGAATTGACATCTACACCGATAATGACTTCAGTGTCAGAAGCAAAGGCGACATCAATTTTCACACCGAAAAGGATTTCAATCTGCACGCCAGAGGTAAAATACAGGTGCGCAGTGAACAGACCACTACCCTGGAGAGTGTGGGTGATCTGGTGATCAGATCCGAATCAGCCAGCACTTTGTACAGCAAAGGCAAACAGGATCTGGGCACCGGTTCAGCTCAGAATCTGTACAGTTCAGCAGGCACCAGTGTCAGAACAGCCGGGGATTTGATACTGAAGGGCAGCATGATCTATCTGAACACCAAGGCTGGAAATGTGGTATCTGAACCTCCGGCCATCAAGCAGAAAAAGCATCCCAAAACTCAGCCTGAGCCTGGTAAGAAAACCTGGTGGATTCGAGATGATTTTGAAAGCATCGTGGCCCGAGCGCCTGACCACGAGCCCTGGAAAAATCACGAGAAGTTCACAGTGAAATCCGTGACACCACCACCCAGTGGTGAAAGTAAAAAGATTACAAGGACCAACAAATGAGCAGCTTTGTGATAAATATCCCCAAACCTGCTGCCAGTCTGCTGATCACCGAAACAGACATTCTGATACAAGCCTGGCCAGTGTCGGCGATCAGTGATTTCACAGCCGGGCAGACCAGAGCAGTGTTGGCGCAGGCCAGTCGAATTTTCGCCCCGAATAATCTGTACACCAGCCAGGACAGTCAGGGCAGAGTGGGTAAATATCAGTTTAGTTCTCAGGTGCTGGAGGCACTGGGTTATCTGAAAACTGGATCAGTGACCCTGGTAAAAAATCAGCCTGGGGCCAATGCTCTGGCCATCAATACTGGTAGTAATTGGGCTGGGCTGTATCAGATCAACAGTATAACTGATTGGTTCAACAGTCCTGGGATTCAGGAGCGAGCAGCAGTGGATCTGTATCAGCACAATCTAAAAAAACTCAACGCAGTGAGCTCATTGATAGCCAGCCTGGATCTCAACGTCAGATCTGGTTTATTGTTGGTGGCACACATCGCTGGCGTGACAGAAGCTCTGCGGTTGCTGAATTATAATCTGGGCAAAATCAGCACAGCAGATGTGATACTGAGCAATCTGAATCAGTATTTTTACGCCGGTTCCAGCGCCTATGACTTTGGAACTCAGGTGGAAAAAGCCTAAATACCAGAAGGAACCAACACATGGCATTTTATCGGGGTTTTAGCACAGTCAATGAACTCAGTCAGAAAAAATTCGTACTCACTGATTATGAATTGGTAAAGCAGGATCTGCTGAACAGTTTCAACACTCGCAAAGGCAGCCGCGTGATGCAGCCTCAGCAGGGTTGTATTGTGTGGGAATTGATATACGAACCTCTGACAGAGGATGTGAAACAGGCCATGCTGGAAAATCTGATCTTTATCATAGGACAGGATCCCAGATTACAGTTGGTGGATATCACACTGATTGATCAGGCCGATACCAACAGCATCACTGTGGAATTGGCTGTGAACACAGTGGCTGGCGATCAGACTGAGGTGATGCGGGTGTTGTTTGACGAGGGTGGCACTGCTTCTGAATTGGCATAAACTGGGGTAATAAACTGCTCAGATTATCAGTAACCATAAATAATAGAACAGGAAGCAACATGAGTCAGCAGCAACGTAAACAAAATCTGTTTGGTATTCAGGATTGGCAGAACATATACCAGACATTCAGAGATGCAGATTTCAAGAGTTATGATTACGAGACTCTCAGAAAGAGCATGATTGACTATCTGAGAATCTACCATCCTGAAAACTTCAATGATTACATCAACAGCAGTGAATATGTTGCACTGATTGACCTGATTGCATTCATGGGCCAGAGCATGAGCTTCAGAATGGACCTGAATGCTCGCGAAAATTTCCTGGAAACTGCCCGTCGCCGCGAAAATGTGCTCAGACTAGCCAAACTGGTCAACTATGAAGCCAAGAGAAACTTGGCCAGCCAGGGTTATTTAAAAATCGAAGCCGTCAGAACCAATGAAATGGTCAAAGACACCCAGGGCAACGATCTCAGCAACCTGGCCATACGCTGGAATGACATCAACAACCCCAATTGGCGTGATCAGTGGAACAGCATCGTCAATGCTGCACTAACCACCAGTCAGCGAGTGGGACGACCTGGCAACACCACCCTCATTGACGGTATCACCACCAGTGAATACACCATTGACGTGCCGGTTGATGCAGGAATTCCTTTTATTTTCACCAGCGTGGTGGACAATATTTCCATGAATTTTGAAGCAGTGAACTCCACTGTGAGCGATGGCAACAGTATTTCTGAATATGGCGGCAATGTCACCACCCTGTTCAATCTGTTGTATCGTGATGATCAGCGCGGCTTTGCCAGCAACAACACTGGTTACTTTCTGTATTTCAAACAGGGCACACTGTTGAGTGAATCATTCACTGTTTTGGAAAGCATACCCAATCGGCAATTCACTCTGCAAACCACTGGTGTCAACAACACTGACACCTGGTTGTACCAGCAGAACGCCGATGGCACACTCACTGAGTGGAGCCGAGTGGACAGTGTGAACGGTTATAACACCAGCTACAATAACTATGAATCAACCAACAAGAAAATTTTCAGTGTGACCAGCCTGGCAGACGATGGTGCCACTCTGGTGTTTGGTGATGGTGTGTTTAGCGAAATACCAGTGGGCGATTTTGTGTGTTTTTATCGGATCAGCAACGGTCTCAACTATCGGATCAGTCCGGGAGAGATGACCAATGTCACCATAAACATTCCCTACGTCAGCAAGAACGGCCGCACACAGGCTCTGACAGTCACAGCCA